GCTGTTGTTGAAGCGCTGGTATTCCGCGTTGTTGAAGTCCACCTGCGCCGACAGGTATTTGATGTAGATATCCGAATACGGCGCCTGCACCATGAGCTCGGTGTCCATGTCCGCTTCCGGATCATACGGGCCGTGCGCGATATCCTCGGAATTCTCGTGATCTTTGACAACCTCGCGGTACAGCATGCCGTCAAGGTCGGAAAGCCAGCGGATAACGGTCTCGTCGTCGTATTGGTTCGGTTTTATCGCCTGAAGTTGCGTGATCGCGTCCATAACGGTCATGTGCTTCATTCCTCCTTTTTGTGCCGTCTGCCGGAGTTGCACCGGCTTATACTCGTAGACGGCATGCGGGGCATACAGCCCCGATAGCTTACAGGTCGTTGCGGGAGATCCGTTCGATCATATCCGCGGTTTTCTGGTCCTGCTCGATGGAGCGTTCGATGACGCGCGCAACGTAGCGCGGTACTTCTACCACGACGCCGCGTTTGATGAGCGCGGTATAGCCGTTGACGCCGACGAAAAGGTCAGCGTTGTTGCTGCGGTCTTTGGAGAGCCGGATCTTTACCATTTCCTTCATGTCGAGCTTTTTAGCGGGCTTCTTTTCCTTTGCTTCCTGTACGGCAGTTTCTTTCGGTTCAGCTTTCGTTGCCATTTTCTGTAATCTCCTCTCTATGCGTCAGGCACGATCCCCGAAGGGACCGCACCTGACTGTTCTAAGATTAGTTGCTGGCCGCGTTCGGGTTGGTCGCGCAGCCATGCTCGATACGGACCATGTAGCTCTCGACGAGACGTTCCGCGGTCTTGAGCGCCTTCCAGCCGGTCGTCGCGCGCTGGTTGAGCGGGTCAGCAGATCCGGCAGAACCGAGCTGCTTCACGATGTGCTGCAGGCCGCCGCCGGTTACGTCGGTCACGCCGTAAGCGTTGGCGCCGATGATCAGCGTCGCGTAAGCAGACTGGCCGTTGCCGCCGTCGGTAGAGATAACGGCGTCGTCCGCGTTGAGGGACGTAGAGGTCGTCAGGGTGACGGTCTTGGTCGCCTCCGCATAGGACGCGATCTCGTACTCGGTGCCGTCGATCAGCAGCGTATTGCCTGCCGTAGACAGGTACTCAACCGCCTTCGCGTCGGGCGTGTTCTTGAGCACGAACGTCGTGCTGGAGCTCGTGTTCGCGTTGACAGCGTTTACAACGGAGCAGCCCCAGATTTTCGCTTCGGTCGTCTGCACGAAGCGCACGCCGCCGAGCATGCCCACTTCGCCTCGGTAGATGTTTTCCGGACGCGCGTACTTATGTACGTCGATCCACTGTTCGGACAGCATGAGATCGCATGCCACGTTCGGGTGGATGATGCCGACGAATGCGTCGTCGCGCGGGACGGCGTTCTGCTCGCGGAGCTTGGCCACGGCCTTGAAGATGGCCTTGATGGTCAGCAGCGCGGTGTCGTCGATCTCGGTGCGGTCGTTGATCTCGGTCTCGACGCCGCCGACAATCGACGGGGCGTACATGACGTTGGTGCCGCCGACAAGGACCTCACGGGTCACGGTGTCGAGCGTGCGGCCTGCCTGTGCGCCGAGGAGCTTGGTTGCCTGCTCCAGGTTGCGGTCGATGGCCGTCAGATCGAGAACGTCGGAGATCTCGATGTAGTCGCCGTACTGGTCGACGGTCGCGGTGATGGTCGTTACGTCCAGCTTATTGCCCGCCGGCGTTACGCCTTCAACGATGGGCGTCATGGCCTTCGGCAGCGGGGAATACTTACGGAATTCCGTAGTTTTACCGCCGTTGCGCGGGATCGGGTATTTGTCGCCGAATTGATCGTGTACCAGGTTCGGTTCCGCGTTGTCGATGAGCCGGTCCTGATAGTACGTTTTCATTTCCGGCGACAGGTCGTTGCCAGGATCGTTCAGCAGAGTCGTCTGCGTAGCGAAGAGCTGCAGGTTAATGCCTTTAATGAGTTTCATGGTGTTTTCTCTCCTTTCAGCGGGAGAGGCCGTCTTACAAAACGATTCGCTCTCCCAACATGACTCGCCGCGAGATTTCCTCGCGGTCTTTCTTGGTGAATTTTGTCGGGTCTGTCTTGACGGTGACGGCTGCATTATTTCCGGCAGTACCGTTCTCGGCAGGACGCATGCCGCGTGCCCGTATGTCGTTTACGGTTTTCTGCTGGATGGTCTGCGCGGTATACTGCATGGCGCCTGCTATGAGCTCGTCTTTATGGACAACTTCATATGCGGTCCGGACGTCTACGCCTGCGCGGAGCAGATCCAGGAACCTGGACGACGTTTCCGCGTTCGTCACTTCAGCCTGGAAGTTGAAGTTCGGATAGAAACGTTTTGTGTCCTCTCCCTGCTGCTGCCATTGCGCGTAGATTCGGTCGGCGTTCTGCCTGCGCTCCGCCTCTTCGCGGGCGCGCTTGAATTCCGCGTTCTCGCGCTCAAGAGCTTTCTGCTTCTTGAGCTGCTCGACGGTCAGCCCCTTCTGGATCGCTTCGTCCTCGTAATAGCTGTCATCTTCTTCGATGGCTTTCACGAGCGCGTCCACGTCTTTCCCGTCCACGCCGTACTTGTTCGCAAGCAGCTCCAGCACGGGCGCCAGCGCCTTGGAGCGGTTCGCTTCCGCTTCGAGCGCCTTTGTCTGTTTGAAGCGTGCGTCAATGATCTGCTGCGCACGCTCGTCGAACAGGTCTTTGTATTCGCCTTTGATCAGCCGCTCGAATTCGGCCTTTCGTTCTTCCTTCGCGTCGGAAGTGACCTGCGTTTCCGGTTCGGGCTTTTTACCGTCGGTTTGCTGCATGTTCTCCTGCTTGCCGTACACGACGTTCGCAAGCGGGTTCTTTGCACTTCCTGCTGCCGGTGTTCCGGTTTCGCCCGCGTTGCCCGCGGCGCCGCCGTCGCCTGCGCCCGCACCACCACCGTCACCGTCGAACAGGTGCAGGTTCGGAAGTACATACAGCCATTTGTGTTTTCTCATTTCAATGTCCTCCTCATCGTCTTTCCGAAGTGTCATTCAGGGTCTTTCCCCAGCGTCAATCAGGGTCTTTCCCCAGCGTCAATTTCATGGTAAAACAGGCGAAAATGCGCTCGCACCCCACTTTGTGCCTAAAGTGGGGTGCGAGGCGTAAAGAGTGTCCTATATTCTGTACTCAGACCAATAAGGGGGAGGATGCAGATGCAACCGATCATTTACAAGATGCGGCTTGACGTTGCCAAGCCAGGAAATCAGGCGAGCATATATACAAAGCAATCCGATATCAATTCACGCAAGATCATGATATTTCTTTACAACGGGTCTGTTCCAATTTACTGGGATACTCGTCTAGGTGTAGTGCTTCGCGCCATAAAGCCGGATGGGACATTGATCTTTGACGACTGTGTCAAGGCTGGAAATACGTTTGAGTTTGTTATTCCGCCGCAGGTGACTGCGGCGGCAGGTACGGTTGAGTGCGAGCTAATGGTTTACTATAACGGAACGCTGACGTACAGCCCGAAATTCTCTATCTATGTTGAGGAGCCGATTTACGCCGACGACAGGATTTCCAGCACCAGCGAATTCAGCGCGCTCATGCGTGCCCTCTTTGACGCAGATGAGTACAGATACAGATGGGCGAATCCGTCTGCGTCTGCACGGTCTGGAGCAATGCCTGACGCGAGTGTGACGGTCAACGACGATGGAGTTGAATTCAAATTCACGCTCCCGCGGGGGCTGGAGGTCCTTGGCCTGTATCCGACGCTTGAGGCGCTGGAAGCGGACGTTGAGAACCCTTCTACCGGTGATGCGTATGGCGTCGGCGAGCAGGCCCCTTATGAGTTATACCTGTGGAACGAAACCGAATGGGTCGATATCGGACCGCTGAACGGCGCCGGCGGCGGCGTGCCTGCCGGCGGCACAGAAGGGCAGGTCATTATCAAGCAATCTGACGACGAATTCGATGCGGATTGGGACGACAAAGAAAAACTGTTCCTGGGTCGTGAAGTGACGGGCTCGGCGGAGTTTGGGCTTGCATTACCGAACGTGATCCAAGGGTCTACGTACACCAGGATGGAGATATTCGGGCGCAGCACACAGGCAGACGTTCCATCCCCTTCGGCGCCGCAGGAGATGTCGAGTGTTGAGGTCAACGAGATACTCATATCGGATTTTGACCGTGTCCCCCCGTATACCTATGACAATGTCACTTATTATCCGATACCGGACGGCACCGGCGTCTGGCCGCCACCTCCTGGGACAACGATCACGCTCCGCGGCGTTCCGGCGGTCGATGACATGCATGAGGGCAATTATAGAGACAGCACCGGCAAGAGCTGGTTCTGTGATACTTACGACCCAGTGAGCGGACTTAATGCACAGAGGATCTGCTATTACGAATTGACCGGAGCGGAAGGCAGCGAAAATTACGAGTACCAAGCCTCGCCCGTAAAAAGGGTGACGTTCAAGGCGTTGCCAGAACTCGCTGGAGGGTATGATTATGGGCGCGGTGCTGCTATCTGCTCGCATTTTGATAAGTACGGCGGCTCTCCTAGCGATATTGACGCGGGGCGTGCGAACTTTGTAGTTATAAACTACAAACTTATGTTTGTCCCGCCGGATGGAATAACGGACCTTGCGTCGGCGCTTGCGTGGATTTCCAACCAATACTCGAACGGCACTCCCGTGGCGGTCGAATATGTGATGAACACTGACAAAGAAGAATGGCTCCCGATTCCAGGCCCTATGATCGATTTCGAATGGGATAAGTACAACGGCAACGAGGATCGCGAAATCCGAACCAGATATATATTCCTGCTCCAAGGGACAAACCTGCGAACCATAGGCACTGATATCAGCGTTGTGTACAACAACTTGCAGATGGCCGACGCGACGCTGTGGTTAAAAATGAACGACGTGATCAACGAAGCGGGCGCGGCCAAGCAGGATCTAATCACGGCTTCCGGCATCCTGAAGGGCGACGGCGACGGTGGTGTTTCTTCGGCGGTGTCCGGAACGGACTACCAGGGACCGGTCACAGCGAGCGGCCTTCTGAAGGGCGACGGCGCGGGGAACATCTCCGCAGCAACGTCCGGTACGGATTACCAGGCGCCGATTACCGCTTTCGGCATCCTGAAGGGCGACGGCGTAGGTGGTGTTTCTGCAGCTTCCGCCGGCACGGACTACATTGCTCCTCCGGCGGCCGTTACGGGTACAGGCGCGATTACCGTCACGCTTGCCGACAACAAGGAGTACAGCTACGCGGACGTGACGTCGATTGCTATCACGGCGGCGAACGTGAGCTGTCACGGCTTCATAGTGTTCGCCGGCAGCACGCCTTCGCCTGCGCCTTCGGTATCCGGATATTCCGGCACGCTTGCAGGTGACGATATTACAGAGGCCGCGGCCAGCGAGACGTGGGAGTTCTCCTGCGAGCATGGCTTCCTCGTATTCAAGAATTGGGGTGTGGTCGTATGATCAGAGCGCTGAGACATCGCGCGCTGCTGCTGGGCGGGGCAGGCACTCCGCTCAGCAAGCTCGCTGTCGGGGACGTAGTCAAGATCATGGAGAACGGTTCTCCCGTGAATTTCATTCTGATCGCTAAGGACTATCCGGCTGCTGGGGACACACTTCTGATGCGGTCCGCGTCGGCGGGGCAAATGCCTATGGGCGCGGACGACGTTTACCTTAGCATTCGCAGCTATTCCGGATCGAACATTGACACGTGGCTGGGCAACACATACCTTGCGCGCTTTAGTGCGGACGTGCAGAACCTGATACAGGCCGTCACGATCGACAGTCACGAGATCACCGGCTCGCCTGGAACACTTCAGGCAACAACGATAAACTGCAAGGTATTTATCCTGTCGGCTACGGAAATCACCGGACAGGCAAGCAATGCGGAAGGAACAAAAATCCCGTATTTTACGTCGCTCGCGATGGTTCCGGCGACGAACGTATGGACCAGACAAGTCGCGCAGACTTCAGCAGAATCGGATCCTCCGTATGATCTGTATTTCTACAATATGTTCGGCGAATCGTATAATGACCGCGAGTATTCTGATGTGCCTACCAACGACACGAGCTTTAACGTGCTGCCTTGCCTCTGTCTCCCCGATTCGGCCAAGGTCGACAAGGACGGCAACCTGATCGTCAAGCCGCCGAGACCGCCTAAGACGACGCACCTGTATGGCTTCCACATCGACAGCTCGGTTTCTGATCCGGCGAATGCGGTGACGTACATCGAGGACGCGGCCGGCATGACGCCGGCGAAGATGACCTTCGGAGGCAGCTTCAGCTACGGGGATTGGGGAGACGCGTTCTTCCTGCCGAAGCCCTGCATGCTCAAGTACGACGGGACCGTCGATTATTATCTCGATCCCGACAATTACGCATACAAGGAGGACGGCGTCACGCCGTCTGACGTGGCGGACGATACCTATGCAGGCAACGCCATGATGGAGTGGGGTCAGAACGGCAAGCGCATCTGGTACAAGGTCGTGCCTGACGTCGGTGACGATACGTCCGCATCCGTCTACATTGCGGATTATCAGGCGGATTCGCAGTTCCGCGCGTGGAGCTTTATCAACAACGACGGAGATCTGGTCGATCATTTTTACACGCCGATCTACCCAGGCACGATTGACGGCAACGGCAAGCTGCGGTCTATCAGCGGCATGGCCAACACGGATCTGTGCAACGGTCTGACGGCGACACAGGAGATTGCTGCGGCAGAGCTTAACAACCAGGGCGATGACGTGCTATGGCATTCGGAGGTGTTCGCCGACGTCACGCTGGTCAACCTGCTGTTGATCCTGATCGGGAAAACGCTTGACACGCAGGGCACGTTCGGGAATGGCCGCGTCGCGCAGACGACCGTGGAAGGCCACGAAATCGAATCCTGCCTCGGCACGGGGACGATGGACGACAAGGGCCTATTCTACGGGTCGAACAACAATGCGGTCGGCGTAAAGGTGTTCGGCATGGAGCATTGGTGGGGCAACCAATGGAGACGGTATTCCGGACTGGTCTGTAACGAAGGAACCTATAAGTATAAGATGACTTACGGGACGCAGGACGGGTCTGCGCAGGACGGATATGCAGCGTCCGCAAGCGCGGATGATTACAGCGGCTATCTAAGCGCCGTAACGGTGTCCGCCATGAACGGCTACATTTCCGCGCAAAAATTCGGCGCGTGGGGATTTTTGCCGTCGGCGGCGTCCGGATCGGCATCTACGTATTGGTGCGATAACTTCACGATAGGAATATCGTCAGTACGTTATGTCCGTCGTGGCGGCTATGCTTCTGCGTCGCGCGCGCCAATCGGTGCGTTTGTGCTGCAGTTCAACGCTGGCATAGGTACTACAAACTGGAATTTGGGCGCGTGCCTTAGTTGCAAGCCAAAATCAGTCTGAAGGAGGAATATACAATGGAGTACAATTATCCGCTTGGTGCATTCCCGTCTCCGAAGGACGAGCGGGACTATACGGTGACGGTCACGGCTCCCCGTGCGTGGCCGGAAAGCGATTTCATTCCAGACGCCGGCATACCGCACTATCAGCAGATCTACGGCACCTGCGTCGCGCAGTCCATCCGCTATGGCTTCGCCCGCATAAACGGCGAAAAGTACGGCACGGCATACGTCTATGGCGGCGGCAGGCCGAACGGCCCTGAGAGCGAGGGGATGTACCCCAACGACGCGGCAAACTTCATCGTCAAGGAAGGCTGCGCGCTGGAAGCAGACGACCCCTACGAGCTGTTTTGGGAAGACGCGGTACTATTCTACAAGGCGAAGCACGGCAACATCCAGCTCGACGGCGGATGGAAGTGGGCGCGGCTGTACACGGTCGACGAGATCAAGGCCGCTATCGCTGACAGGCGGCACATCATATTCTGCACGCCCGTGCTGACGCACTTCACCGACGGCTTCGGCTGGTTCGCTACGTCGAGCAGCAGCGGGCTTTCGCCCATTGGATACCATGAAATGGTCATCATGGGCTACGGGCAATTCCCGACGGCGACAGGAAAGCAGGAAGGCGTGCTTGTCCGCAATAGCTGGGGCGATTTCTGGGGCAAGGATGGGAATTGCTACATGACCTGGGAGGACGTGCTCGCGCTGAAGGACGTCATTTGCTTCTTCCCGCCGGAGAGCGAGCCGGAGAGCGAGGAACAGGATCATGTTACGGTGCGGCGCACGCTCAGGAAGGGCATGGTCGGCGAGGACGTCAAGGAAGCGCAGGGCTTGCTGACCGATCACGGTTTCCCGTGCGGGAAGATCGACGGCATCTTCGGGCAGAAAACCTATGACGCGACGGTGGCCTTCCAGAAGGCGTCCGGCCTTGTCGCGGATGGGATCATAGGGCCTAAGACCTGGGCGGCGCTGGACGAAGCACCGGAGCCTGGACCGCAGCCGGTTCCGCCGGATCATACGGAGGAGATACAGAGGATGGAAGCGCTGCTTAAAATGACCGTGGGCGATTACTACATCATCGGCGCACAGGGGCATGAGTTGACCAAGCACTACCTTGACACGCGCAAGGCCGCAGAACCTGGCTACTTCACGGGCGGTCGCTACGAATGGCTGTGTGGGGAAATCGAAAAAGGCAATCAGCTTGGCAGGACATTGTACTGCGCGGACTGCAGCGGGCTTTTCTGGTGGGTGAACGCGGCGCTGCACATCGTTTCCGGCAGCGACAGCACAGCGGATGGGCTGTACAGGAATTACTGCACGCCGATCACCAAGGGCGAGGTGCGCCCTGGCGACATCCTGTTCAGGGACAGCGGCGGGAAGAAGGTCCACATGGCCATCGTCGGATTCGACGGCGTCTATGAAGCGGCGGGCACAGCCTACGGCGTCGTTTTCCGGAAAGACACGTTTTCACGTGAAACTTTGAACAGAATGACCGGCAACGCGGACACCTTAAAGGCATGGACACATTACGGCAGATTGAAGGTGTGGTGTTGATGGAATGGTTCGAGTCGTTGATTGTCGGCCTGGTGCCGAGCGTGATCTCAGCGGTCGTGATATTCGTCGTTACCCACAAGCTGACGCGGGCGGAAGCGCACCGAGACGCGCTGGCGGAGGCCAGGAAGCGTGAAGCACTGCTTGAGCTGGAGATGATCATGGCGACGGCCAAACTCTCCTACGCGGTCGCGGTCGCCGTCAAACGCGGCGAGCCTAACGGCGAGATCGAGGACGGCATAGCCGCATTCGAGGCAGCAAAGCGCAAGTATGTCGCATTCCTCAACGAGCAGGCAACGGAGCATTTACGATGATAGCGTTTGATGTGCTACTGTTTGCGCTTGCTGCGCTGATCTTCATCCGGCAGCTCGTTGCGCGTGACGCCGGCAAGTCGCTGCTGTGGGCGCTAATTACCGCGTACTGGATGGTCAACGCGCTGTCCAAGCTGATATATTTGATTGGAGGATGAAAAAATGGAAAAACAAAATCGTTTTAGAAGTTGGGCGCTCTGGGTGAGCGTCGTGGGCGCTGTATGGACGATCCTTTCGGCGTTCGGCCTGCCGCAGAAATGGGGCGTGACCGACGAAACTTTGCGGATTGTGCTGGACGCTGTCGGCACGATCCTGATCGGCTTCGGCATCCTGAACAATCCGACCGATAAGGACCACTTTTGACCACTCTTGCAAAACAAAATTGCGTGCGGTATACTATAAGTAATCCTTTGGTTGTCGTGCATGTTGAGTAGTACCTGAGACATCTTCAAACAACTTCCCGAAAGCAGTGTCCAATAAAACGGACACTGTTTTCGTTTGCACGATAATGTCGTGTTGCATTTCGTGTTGCATGTGTTGCAATCTGACGTCGTATCCATGCCACAAGTGACAAAATATGCAGGAATTATTGCAAGGATAATGCCCTATTTCTCTTAATTTGCATGAAAAAAGCCCGCAATCGCGGGCTTCCTGCATTTTGGTGCGGTAGATGGGACTTGAACCCATAGCAATAACAGATAATATCTATATTTTCCCTGTATCGTGTTGCATTTTATGTTGCATCGCCTGGAAGTATTCGTCTATGAGTTCGTCTACCCGCTCGCGTTCTGCGCTGAAAGTGTGCTGATATACAGACTGCATCACGCTCGGCGTTGACCAGCCGCCGCGCTCCATTGCGTATTTATCCGGCACTCCAAGCGCGAGCATGACGGACGCGTTCAGGTGGCGCAGATCATGGAAGCGCATCTGCGGCTCATAACCGGCGTTTCGCTGCAGCGTGATCCATCGCTTATAGATTGCCTTGCCGGAGAGATTGATAAGGTATCCTTCGCCGTCCTGCTGACTGATCAGATCCATGATATACTCTGGCACTTTGAGCCTGCGCGTGCGGTCGTAGGCTTTTGTTTTTGCCTTCTCGACGCGCTCACCGTTGACGTCAACGACGGTCTTGTCTATCGTCAGCACGCCATCGCGTATGGATTTGTGGTCAATGCCGCGGATCTCCGACATGGATAGCCCCATCCACATGGCCAGCAGAACCGGCAGCTCGATAGCGTTGCCCTTGACCAGGGCGAATACCTGTGACGGATTAAGCATTGTCGTTAAATGCTTTTGACGCGACGGCAGAGAGATTTCAGGCGAGAACGTCGAATCCACGGCCTTGATCGACGCGACGAGCAGCCCGCAGATGTTGCGCAGCGTCTTTGCGGACCTGCCCTTCGCCTCGGCGTTGATAGCGGCCTGAATGTCCGCAGCTGCGAGATGCTTGATCGGCACGTCCATCAGCTCCTGCACGTTGTTCCTGCGTATGCTCTGATATCCTTGTATGGTCGTCGGCGACAGCACGCCGTCCCGCGACGCTATGTACTCGTCTATCGCCTCACCGACGGTCTTGCCGACGCGCGCCTTCCTGTCCACGCCCATCTGGTATTGCAAGGCCGCGTAGTTGGCCTCCTTCTCCGTCGGTGCCGTGATCGAGATGTACTTTCTCTTTCCGTCCACTATTCCGGTGTACACCTGCACGCGCCATGACCCTGACGGCAGTTTTTTTGCACGTGCCATAGCCGTCACTCCCTGATCTCGCGCACGACAAGCCAGGGAATGCCCAAGACCTGACAATTCTCCAGCTCCGCGTCGCGTATCGTGATCGCCGGATATGTTGCGTTCTCCGGTCTCAGCCGCATCCAGTCTTCTCCGTAAACGTAGTCAATGCGCTTCAACGTCGCCTCCTCGCCGTTGTACCTGACGACGCCAACGTCGCCGGGATGGTTGAGCGTAGACTGCCTCAAGACCAGCACCAGATCTCCGTCCTTGTACGACGGGTACATGCTGTCCCCGTGCACCCTTAGCGCGAAGAAATCCTCGCGCGGTCTCCCGCGCAGCCATTCGGTCGGCACGTCGAAAGCCTCGCCGCTCGTCCAGTCCTCAAAAGCCTCTGCGCCGTATCCTGCGGCCACGGTGCCTATAACTGGGAAGCGCGTCACGTTCTGCGCGATCCTCGGCGGCGGGTAATTACCGTCCCATCCCATGAGATACTCCTGCGTCGTGCGAAGCGCCTTTGCAATCGGCTCAATAATACTAATAGGCACTTTTTCTATATCCCCGTTTTCGTACCTATAAATGGTAGCAGGAGACACGCCAAGTATGGACGCGAGCTGCTCTGCGGACATCCCAATCTCTTTACGCCTTGCCCTTATCCTCTCTCCTGTTGTCATTGCTCTCCTCCAGATGTGTAATATATATAATGTATCGCATTTTTGCAAAAAATCAATACAATTTTTTCGCATAAACGCAAAAAGGTTGTTGACTCGCATAAATGCGAGTGGTATACTTTAAGCAACGATAAACGGATGGGAGGGACTAGCATGTGTGTAGATACTAGCGCCTTGCGCAAGCGCATCGCCGACAAAGGACTGAGTATTGCAGATATTTCGGGCAAAATCGGCATTGACCAAAGCACATTTTATCGCAAGCTCGAAGCCGGAGAGAAGTTCAGCATCGGCGAAGCGCACAGGATTGTCGCTGTTTTGGGACTAAGCGACAAGGACGCAATGCATATTTTTTTATCCCGAAACTCGCATAAATGCGAGAGCGCCTGATATGCTACGCATACCAGATATGACAGGGTATTGACATACCCTGTCATAAATACCCATCAAAGCAAAGAGAAAACAAGGAGGGCAAGCAATGACACTAGACAAGGCAATCAAGACGCGAATGGTCGAGATCGACTTGCGCAATCCAGAGCTGGCTGCGGCGCTGTGCATGAGCACGCGCAGCTTGTACAGGCGGCTGGAGAATCCCGATCTGTTTACGGTCGGGGAATTGAAGCGGGCGGCTAAGAAGCTGCATGTGCCGTTGGCAAGGTTGATGGAGGGGGAGATAGCGTGAACATAATCAAGAAGTACAGACTGCTTGCAGGAATGACGCAGGACGAACTGGCGAGGAAAATTAGAGCCAACAACGCCGCAGTTGTCTGTTGGGAAAGCGACAAACGCATCCCGACCCCTAAGTACGTTAAAAAGCTGATGGATGCCCTGCACATTCCGGCGGACGAAATGCTTGATTGGCTGGAGGCGATGGAATGAAGAAGCTACTGACTTTGGTATTAGCCGCTGGGTGCGGCATCGGAACGTACTTCGCCGCTGCCCCGCTGGCCTACGCGCAGCGCGGCTACCACGCCTACGGTGGCGAAGTGCTGCTGGGCGTCGCGGTCGCGTGGGTGGTCGCAAGCGTGGGGTTCGCACTGATCCGGCTGCACGCGATCAAAAAAGAGGACACGCTCCGTCCGCGTCGGTAACTGGAGCGTGTCCAAGCAGTAATTCAATGACAGTATAGCACGCATCAGAAAGGAGAGCAACATGAAAGTAGGAGAGAATCTGTATCTTGACATCGACGTTGACGCATTCAAGAAGGCCATATGGTCGCGCGGTTTGAACTTCCAGCAGTTGTCGCGCGAACTTGGTTTTAACGAAAATAAGGTTTCGAACATCATTTACTGTAAGCGCATCCACCGCGCCGTAGCGAACCACATAAAAATGCTGTACAACATCGGCCCCGATTCGTACACGGTCAAGCCGGAAACGCCTAAAAAAGACGAACCGACAGCAGGTGTAAACGGGCCTGTTTCGGAGCTCACGAAGAGCGATCTGCTCGGACTTTTGTATTCGGCGCTTAAAACGGCAATCGTAGACGCGTTCAAGGAAACTGGACTGACGGATTGAGGAGGAGAGCGATGCTGCAACTAAAGGATTTTTGCTCGGAGCGCGGGATCACGGGCGCGCAGGTCGTGCAGGTCATGCGCGAGCAGTACCCAGGATACGATAAGTACCTGCACAGCAAGGTCACGATGCCGGAGAAGTACGGCGTGCGCCTGGTCAACGACGCGGAGCGGCTGCTGGAAGACGCATTCGCAAAAACCGCACCAGAAGGCCGCAGACGCGATTGCAGGCGTTTACCGACACGAGTACAGTGCAGGCTCTCAAAAACGGATTATGAGCGGTTGCAACAGGCTTTACGGCGAGATGGCTTCGACACAGTCCAAGCGGGGCTGGCACACATTATCAACATGTACATTTCTAAGGAGGACAACCATGGAGCAGCAGTTAACAGATAGAGAGAGCAGCGTCGTAACGGTGCTGCCGGAGGAGACGGCGGGCTACGACTACGAGAGGATCATCGCTATCGCGGACAGATCCGACAAGATGGTAGATGCGCTGAATAGGATCATGCGCAACGCGATCCGCGTGACAACGTGGATGGATTGGGTGCTGATCGGAGGGAAGCCGTACTTGCAAGAAAGCGGCGCGACCAAGGTGGCCAGAGCGTTCGGCGTGTGCTGGAAGATCGTCGCCACCGAGCGCGAGCTCGACGAGGGCTATCCGTCGTTCACGTACCGGATGGAATTTCGGATGGGCAACAATTCCATCGAGTGTGAGGGCAGCAGATCCGGCAAGGACGATTTTTTCGCGGGCAAGAACCGGAGCAAGGGACCGGACGAGATCGACGCGAACGACGTCAAGAAGGCGGCGTTCACCAACTGCATCAACAACGGGATAAAACGCCTGCTGCCTGGCCTGCGGAATATCGACATTGCGAGCCTCCAGGCGGGCGGGATCGATGTATCGCGCATCCAAGGCTACACGTTCAAAGAGGGCAGCAGGGGCGGCACGACGAAGGCCGCCGAAGCATCCGGACTAACCTGCGCAGACTGCGGCACGGCGATCACACAAAAGGTCGCGTCCTACAGCGAGGGAAAGTATGGCAGGCGGCTCTGCATGAACTGCCAGAAGAAGGCCGCATCGGGACCGCAGCAGTCTGACGTCTATGACGACGCACCGCTGCCTGACGCACCGCCGGAGGAATACTGACATGAGGATTAACGTTGCGTTTGCTATCGATCTTCCGGACCCTTACGACGAGGGTCCGGAGAAACTCTGCATCTGCGAGCACTGCGGAGCAGCTATCTACGTGGGCGACACGTACTATGACATCCTGGGCGATCCGTGGTGCGAGAGCTGCGTCCAGGACGCCATGAGACTGGCAGAGGAGGGATGACGATGTTGAATGCTGCTGCTATTCAGGGTGCGATCAGGCGCGAGGTCGAGAGCCGGATCGCTGTGTATCCGGTCAATAACCTGCGGGCGTCCAACATCGGGCATCCGTGCGAGCGTTATCTGTACCTGCTCATCCGTCACTGGGATGAGCAGGATCCCCATGATTACGGGCTGCAGAATATATTCGACCTGGGCAACGCCTTGGAGGCGTACACGATCGACAAACTCAAGGCAGCCGGCTACGAGGTCATCACGCCGGTTACGCGGTCGTGGAAGGTCGAAAATCCGCTGATTACCGGCCGCGAGGACATCCGGATAAAGGACCCTGAGACCGGCGAGCTGTTCCCCGCGGAGATCAAGGGGCTTTCCCCGTTCGAATGGGCGAAGCTGAATACCGTCGATGATTTCTACCGCAGCAAGCGGCATTACGTCAGAGCATATCCCTCTCAGCTTCTCGTATACATGTGGCGCTTTGAGAAGGAGAAGGGCTTCTTCGTGTTGACGAACAAGCTCACGGGCGAGATCAAGGTCATTGACGTGCCGTTTGATTGGGATCGCGCTGACGCCATGCTAAAGAAGGCCGAGCGGATCTATGCAGCGCTAGCAGATCAGAGCGGGCAGACCATCCCCGCAGCGTGCGACGACATCACCGTGTGCGAGGAGTGTCCTATGCGGCACATCTGCCCGACCGATCACCGGCGCATTGAGGCAGAGATCGACGACGGCGAGCTGGAGGAGCTGATCGTCCGGAAGGAGGAGCTGGCGCCGGCGTACAGGGAGTACAACGACGTCGCGGACAAGATCAAGCTGTGCGTGGGCGAGCGCGAGAAGATCCTCACGGACACGCATCTGGTCGAGGTCAAGCAGATCGAGAAGAAGGCGTACACGGTATCAGCGCGCACGGAGCGCAGGATCAATATTACGAGGTTGTGAGAATGAATTACATCCAAGAGCTCAAGTCTTTTTACGGTTCATTGCAGACGCAATCGCTGTCCAGCGGTCAAATATTGCTGTGGAATGCGCTAATGTCCATATGCAATGAGTTGGCGTGGAGTGAGTGGTTCACTGCGCCGAGCCGTACCCTGGAATTGAGAACGGGGATGTCAATTCGCAACATCACGCGGGCACGTGACGCATTAAGGGATCGTGGCTTCATTGATTATCAATCTCGCGGCACGCGTCCGCCGCTGTATCGTATGATCCCGTACTCAGAGCGGAGCGTTATAGTACATATGTCCGAAGATGTGTCCGAAGATATGTCCGAAGATGTGTCCGAAGATGTGTCCGAAGATGTGTCCACATTAAATAAACGTAAACATAAACGTACCCCCCCTATAGTCCCCCCCAAGGGGAGGACCAAACGGGTCAACCCTGCAGCTCATGGGTATCAGCAGCGGGAGTACGGCCCAGGGGAGCTGGACTATGTGTTTGCGGATCTGGACGGAGGAGACTAATGTCCAAGTACGACCGGCGCACGGCAGCGATCATATGCCCATATTACATCCGGATGGCCAAGTATTCGCTCTCCTGCGAGGGAGCGATCCCTGGCACGGAGAATATGATCCGGTTTGCGACGTCGGACGACATGGCGGAGTACGTTGACGTCGTCTGCAGCAAGTACGGATTCCATCGGATCTGCCCGATCGCACGGGAGCTGGAGCGGAAATACGAGGAGGACGGCAATGGCTAAGATTTTATGCAGGCCATGCGCTGCGCAGGTGCAGGCGAAAAGCAAATACTACGTCGCGCGAAAGGACGTCGGCGTCGACACAAAGGGCACGTGCGAGATGTGCGGCCGGCGCCGGTACGTGGCCGAGTACACGGAGGACCGGACGAGGAGGTTGAGCAGGTGATCTACGCGGAGGAGCAGATTCAGATCGACGTCATGCGCTGGGCGCGGCTGCAGGAGGGCAAGTGGCCGGAGCTGCGGCTGCTGTACCATTGCCCCAATGGAGGCAGGCGCGGTAAGGTCGAGGCTGCGCGCCTGAAGGCTGCCGGAGTTAAAGCCGGTGTGCCGGACCTGTGCCTGCCGGTGCCGCGCGGACGGTATCACGGCCTGTACATCGAGCTCAAGGCCGAGGGCGGCAGACTGTCGCCATCACAGCGCGAATGGCTGACATGGCTCGACGCAGAGGGGTATTGCGCGCTCCGGTGCACCGGCTTCGACGAGACGGTCGCAGCGATCAAGGCGTATTTGACGCATGGGGAGGCGCGACGTGACGACTAAAGCAAGGAGCGAAGTGTGGACGGAGGAGGAAAAAGACGAGCTGATCCGCTGGCATGAATACGGAATGTCATACGCGCAGATCGGGGGCATGCTGGGCCGGACGAAGGACTCGTGCCGGAACATGTACCGAAGGATCACGTCTGCCGGTCAGATCAATCCGTACCGCCTGTGGACTGAGGAGGACGACGAGAAGCTGCGCGAGTTGGCGCAGACGTCGATGACGAGCGCGCAGATCGCGAAGAAACTGGGACGGTCGAAGGCCGCGGTAAATGTGCGCAAAAATGTGCTGGGTCTGTCCGAACGCCCGCAAGGAGAGACTCTTTGCTGGAGGTGTCAGCATTCGACCGGCAAGAACATGTGCAGTTGGGCGCAGCGCTTCGTGCCGGTGCAGGGATGGGACGCGCAGCCGACGCTGTTGGCAAGCAGCCAGGGGAAAATGCAAGACAGCTTTCATGTGCGGAAATGCCCGCAGTTCGAGAAGGAGGAGAGAGCATGAAGGTTTTTACGCAAGCAGAATTTGACGCGATCCCGCGCGACGAACGCGGGGTAAAGCATTGCCCAAGCGGCGATTATACGCGAATAAAGGAATTCGGAGAGCGTTGCTGGTTCGGCGCGGAGTGCTGGTTCGGTGCGCGTTGCAGCTTTGGGGCGGAGTGCATGTTTGGCTCGCAGAGCGACTTCGGCATGGAGTGCAGATTCGGAGAGGGGTGCTGGTTCGGCTCGCGGTGCGACTTCGGGGCGGGGTGCTGGTTCGGATCGCTGTGCGAATTCGGGGCGGAGTGCTTTTTTTGCGAACGGTGCAGTTTCGGCAAGCTTTGCAGGTTCGGCGAGCTTTGCGTGTTCGGCGGCGGGTGCAGTTTCGAGGGCGGGCGTATCTACAACGGCAGATATGTGGCCATAGATCGTATCGGCAGCGCGAACAGAAAGACATACTTTTTCAGAGCGGACGAAGGGCTGTTCGTGCGCGCGGGTTGCTGGTTTGGAACGTTTGATGAATTTGAAAAGCGTGTGCATGAAGTACATAAAGGCACGCGGCATGAACGGGATTACATGAACGCGCTGGCCTTTGTGCGCGGGATGCTGGAGGAGGATGAAGCATGAAGAAGGCATACAAGGCAACATGCGATTATGTTGACTATGCGGAGATTGTATTCGCAGACACGCCAGGGAGGGCAAAAAAGCTCGCGCTATCGGGCGAATTGTTCGACGATGTACAGTATGTCGATATCCGTGTCAATCGCGAGCCAGGGCTTGATATATGCTGGGGAGGCCGTGATCGCATGGATTGGTACGATCCGGCAGACAGGGCGATCCTGTGCGACCGCGGATGGTACTGCGCCGAACCAGATCTGAAGGAATGCCGTTACTGTCCTGTGGCGGATAAATGCGACTGGTATCGGGGTATGCAGGAGGATGAGGAATGACACGATCAGAGATTTTAACCCGCGCCGCGCAGATCGTCAACGGTGAGCGTGAGCAGCAGTACGGCACGCCGGAGGACAATTTTGCGCAGATCGCCGCACATTGGACGCAGCATGTGCTGGGCCGGTATGGCGTGCGGATACCGTTCGACGGCAAGGACGTGGCGGCAATGATGATAGCCGTCAAGCTGGCGAGGATTTCGACGGGCGCGGGCAAGGGAGATAATTGGGTGGACATTGCGGGGTACGCCGCGTGTGGAGGGGAGATGGAATAATGACAGACGGCGAGTGCATCATGTCTATTCGGAGGCAGGCCGGATTGACGCAGAAGGACCTTGCGGACAGGCTCGGAGTGACGCAGGTGATGATAAGCAAGTGGGAGTCTGGCACGAGAAACCCCACAGCAAAGACGATGCGCAGGATCTTTGACGCGCTGGGCGTACAGGTGGACTTTGGGCTGCTGGATGATCTGCGCCAGTGCGTGCAGGATGCCCGCGAGGCGCTATACAGGCTGGATGGGGCATACCGGATGATGAATTATCTGCTTACGGTCGTAGAAATGAGAATAGGAGACGAGAAAACGGAGGGGGAATGGCGAAATGAATAAGATCATGCTGATAGGTAACCTGACGCGCGATCCGGAGACGAGATCGACGCCGACCGGCATAACGGTGTGTACTTTTGATATCGCCGTAACGCGGCGGTTCGCATCGCAGAACGGCGAAAAGCAGACAGATTATTTCCGGATCAACGCCTGGCGTCAGCTCGGAGACGCATGCAGCCGGTACCTGACCAAAGGCAAGAAGGTGGCCGTGCTCGGCGAGATGCAGGCGCGCACGTACCAGGCTAACGACGGGTCTACGCGGGTGTCGCTGGACGTCCAGGCGGACGAGGTAGAGTTCCTGACGCCGCGCCAGCAGGCCGCAGGACCGGCGCACGCAGATCCGCCGCCGGAGATGGCAGGCTTCGAGGATATCAACGAGGACGAGCTGCCGTTCTGACGGCATAAAAACAGCCCCGCGTGAACGGGGCCTTTTTTTATGTTCCAAAGTGGGGTGCGAGGGCTAACAGCATCTATTTATGATTGGATCGAGGGGGTGGCGTTGTGCTGGATTGGCACGCGATCAAACGCGATTATGTGACAGGTGACATGGGATATAGACAGCTAGCGGCTGATAATGGAGTTAGTTTCCGCACGCTCTCGGTGCGCGCATCTCGCGAGGGATGGGTCGCAGCACGTCAAGCATATAGGGACAATGTGTTGTCGCAGACTCTACGCAAGACAGCGGCTAGGCAGTCCAGTGACGCCGCGCGCAAACTGGAAGCGCTGCAGTCATCCGCAGACGCAATGTCACAGGTGATACTGTCTGTATTCCAGGACACCGATCAATTCCACCGGCACCTGATCCAGCGTGGGTATGGAGAAGGCGTATCTGACACGGAAGAGCGGATATACAGCAAGGTGGACACCAGGGCAATTAGAGACCTGACAACGGCCATGCGCGATCTGGCATCGGTGATCAGGTCGACATACGACATCCCGACGCGGCAGGAGCAGACAGCTATGGATATTGCCGTAGCTCGCCTGGAGCTTGATAAGGGCAAGGCGGCGCAGGCTGCCGGTGAAGGTGACACGGAGGGCGGGGTCGTCGAGATCACGCCGGTATTAGACGATACGGACGCCCAGACGGGCGAGGAGGATATTACAGATGGCTAAAAAAAATAGTAGCAGCATGTCTTTCGAGGAGCTGTACAGGCAGACGCACGGCGGGCAGGAGCTGCCGGCGAGTGCTGCGGCCAAAATCGGCGGGGGTACATCTACGCAGGCGTCCAGCAGCGCGAGCAATATCTCCCGCGAGGATTTCGCGCGAATGAGCAACGCGGGGTACAATCCTGCGTCCGCATCCGACGTTGCGCTGTACAATGCAGCACGGCAGCTGGCAGCGGATCAGGCGCAGCAGCAGGCACGGCAGCAGGCTGTGCAGGCCGAGGACTACCGGCTGATTAATTCGTCCACGCCGTATATCAGTCTGGATCGGGCGGCAAGGCGCACTGCGACATCGGCAAAGCCCACGTATAGCAGGCGCGCGGTAGAGGATTACGAGCAGGATCGACATTATATTGAGGGGTCGTCATATCCGATGGCCTCCCCGACGCCGGTGCGCAGCAGCGCTGCGACGGTCGTGCCGGAGATCCCTGCGAGCTGGCGATCTATGCCAAATGCGCAGGCCCCGATCGATCAGGCGACGTACAGCAGATATAAGGATCTGTCTGCTAAGGCGTCCCTGTCCAATGAGGAGATGGCAGAGGCGGGCGAAGCTGCACGTAGGCTCGCCGGTGCGTATGGATTCGACATCCAGTATGGCAATGCGTTCGGCGCGCCGCAGGAGGCGTACAATCTGTACACCGATCTGCTCTACAAGTCGTCCGCAATGTATGGCGTGGGAGCAGGTCTGGGCAGCGCGCTGGGCGTGGATTATGTCGCTGACAAGCTCGGCGCCCTGGCGGGAGATCAGTACACGCCAGGCGAGGCCAGACGGACGACGTCCAAGGTGTCGTCGATGTATCCTCTCCCCTCTGCGGCAGGCAGTCTGGCAGGCAGTCTGGCAATGATGGGCAATGCCGGTCTGGTAGCCGGTGCTGCTGTGCCATCCGTGGCCAGCGCCGCATCTAGTGCGATCAGCAAGGTGTTGCCGGAGACGGCGGCTAAGGTAGCGTCCAATCTCTTACCTCGCGTTCTGGGGAGCGCCGCTACTTTCGGGTTGACCGGCGCATATTCCGGCCTGACTAAGACAATGTCAGAGGCAGAGTGGGACGAGCAGGAGCGGCTTAAGCAGGCCGCGTATGCAGCGCAGGGCAAGGTTTATGATCCTGTCCCGTATTCCGCGTGGGATCAGGTAGGCAGGGTGCTCGCCGATGCAGGCATTGGAGCGCTGGGTGGTGCGGCTGGCAGTATAGCAGGGGCGGTCGTCGGAGATATAGGTATGTCGGTGCTCGCTAAGCGTCCGGATTTTCAGACCACAATAGCACACACACTGATACAGGCGCTTAAGGGGACTGCTTTTGCGGGCGGACGTCTGCTATCTACCTACTGGCTATATCCAGAGGACCGCAGGCCGTCCGGCGCGCAGATCGCACAGGACATGGCATTATCGTTTGTTTTTTCCGCGATAACCGGCGCTGCCGAGAGCGCTAAGCTCTCTCGTGACGCTAAGGCATTTATTGACGATGCGACACAAAAAATGCGGGCAGATTATCAGGATATAATCGGGCGATATGATTACATGACCGACGCGGAGCGGATCAGGGCTATCGACGATTTGCGGCAATACAATGACAGCGTGCGCATCACGCTGCAGAGCACATATTATCCAGGACAGGGACGGCGCATTATCGAGATATTACAGGGGCTGGATGCGGTCGATGAGCAGCTATCCATCATTCAATCCGGCATTGGAGCAAGCCAGATCGGGCAGGATGCAGGTTCATCTACTGCCGGCAGTTGGTCGCAGCCCGTCGCGGGGGATATGTCTGCGACAGCACCGGACATCATCGCACAGACAGCTATGGACGTGGCTAATTCACAGGCAGCAGGCGTCGCACAGGATGCGTCTGTCGTACCGCCTGTTGTCGCTCCCGTGGTTGATCGGCCGGCACCGATGCCCGTATCAGATACGCCGCCTGTACAGCAGGATAATACCCCTGCTCCCGCGCCCGCGGCTTCCGAGCTGAGCGACGACATTCCGATCGCGCATCCGACGGCAGAGCAGGCGCAGACCGTCGAGCAGGACGTCACGCCGACGGAGGAGATCAATCCGGCTACCTATCATCCTACGGACGACGATCTGCAGATCCAGCGCGACAGGGCGGCGGAAATCGCCTTAGAGCAGGCTGCAGCGGATGCAGCGGCAGCACAGACGCCGCCTGTACAGCAGCCGCAACCGGAGGCCGCTGTTCTCGCCGTGCCTTCGGTTGATACGCAGCCTGCAGCTCCGGCCAATGTTCCGGACGTGGCACAGGTTCCTTCCCCTGCCTCGGATGTACAGACCGAGGCACCTGTTGCTCCTGCGGATACCTCTGATACTACCGCAGACGTTCAGGCGGCAAATAAGCGCGTTGCAACGGCCTTAAAGCGCGTTGAAGAGGCTGGCGCGGTAAATCTACCCTATGAGGACATACTGACGTATACGAGCGATATGGTGGATGCTGGGCTGATCACGCAGGAACAGGTGTCGGAGGCGTACCAAAAGGGCCTTGCAGAGTATAACCGCAAGCAGGCCGCAGCTGCAGCCGATAATGGGGATACGGACGACAATGTAATCAGGTCTCTGCGTGTCGGTATGAGTATGGTAGGCGACAAAGATTTCACATATTCTGTAACGCTCGCTGATGGTGGCGGATATTATGCCGGTATTACCCGCGACGATGCGGCAATGGGCGGGATGATTTCCAATGCACGCTCCCAGCTGTATCGCAGCGGCCCGTTTGCTACGCGGGAAGAGGCTGTCGAGGATCTGATCGGAGTGTATCAGAAAAACTTCGCGCCTGCTGGATCTGAGGAGACGCCATTGCCTGCGAGCGCGGCAGATGATACAATAACCATAGACGCAGGCGACGCACAGAGCAACGCTGCCGGAGATGCGACCGCCTTCGCAAATGATAAAAACGGGACAGCAATAGATCAATCAACAGGGGGGCAAGAGCATGTCGATACTGAAGAGCGTACTGACGCCGGAGTTCATGAAGCACAAGGAACCGCTCCCGTGGTACGGGGTGCTGGCGGAGAAGTATTACAGGGAGTTCTGCAAGCCAAGCTACCGGAGTCTGGCAGCGAAGGGACCGGAACACGTGTACCGGTACTTCGAAAAACTAGGGATGAAAGCACTCGACGAGCAGACGGATCTGATGCAGCAGGGAGTAGCGGAGGACGGAGCCTGGGAGATAGTCAAGGAGTGGCTGTTTCCGAGGGGCGAGGAGAACATGAAGTAGAGCTCGAAGCGGAAGTAAAAGAAGATATAGAGCAAACGGTAACGGTCAAGCCGAAAGGGTCGAATTATGTTATCGTTGGCGATCTTAATCTTCCTTCCGGCGACAAATCTCGTTATAAGGCTAACGTAGAAGCCATTAAAATCGTCAAAACACTTCAGTCTGAGAACAGATACGCAACACCGGAGGAGCAGGCTGCCCTGGCGCGATATGTCGGGTGGGGCGGACTCCCCTCTGCTTTTGATGCCCAGAACGAGAAATGGGCGAAAGAATACGCAGAGCTGAAGGCGCTGCTGACGCCCGACGAATACAAGATGGCGGCAGGCAGCACGCTCAACGCCCATTATACGAGCGTGGACGTTATCCGCGCTATGTATGAGGGCCTGCGTCAGCTCGGTTTCCAGGGCGGCAGGATGCTGGAACCTTCCGGAGGCGTAGGCCATTTCATGGGCGCTATGCCTGTTGACATGCAATCGTCCGTTAAATCGTGGACTATGGTTGAGCTGGACACGATCACCGGCAATATTGCGAAATACCTCTACCCGAACAATGACGTCCGAATCGAAGGCTTTGAACAATCCAAAATACCGAATAATTATATGGATGTTGCCATAGGCAACGTGCCGTTCGGTAATTATGCGATCACGGATAAGACCTACCCCAAAAAGGTCACGTCTGCAATTCACAATTATTTCTTTGCGAAATCCCTGAGCAAAGTGCGTCCTGGCGGCCTCGTGATGTTCATTACTTCCAGATACACGATGGACGCATACGATGATACCGTACGCAAATACATCATGGACAATGCAGACCTATTAGGCGCAATCCGCCTTCCGGATACCGCGTTCAAAGGTAACGCCGGCACGGAAGTTGTAACGGACATTATTGTCCTTCGCAAACGTGCTGCATACACGCCGTATAATGGTGAGAGCTTCGCAGGAACGCAGTATCAGTTTATCGGCAGCGGACATAACGGCGCCAGCATAAACGAGTATTTTGTCAATCATCCGGAAATGGTGCTTGGCACGCCTGAGCTTAACGGCACTATGTACGGCAGCAATGGGTTGACGTATAAGGCGCTTCCTGGAGACCTTGGAAAGCAGATCGTAAATGCGTTCGGAAAGATCGAATGGCGCATGGAATATCCGAAGCAGCCATCCGTGGAAAAGATAAACCAGGAAACGGCCAAAGCGGAAGCGGAAGGCAAAGAAGGCTCGCTCGTCGAAAAGGGCGGGAAAATATACAGGATTGTCGACGGTGCGCTTACAGAGTACGAGACTGCAAAAAAAAAGGCTGCTACTACCGCAAAGATCCTTTCGATCAGGGATACAGCCAGAAAACTTCTGGATATGCAGCTCCAAAGCGCAAGCGACACCGATATTAAAGCCGCAAGGGAGCTCCTGAACAAGGCATATGATGCGTTTGTCAAGGAACACGGGTATCTGAATTCGCCTGGGAACAAACGGTTGTACGGAGAGGATGTTGACGCTCCGTTTATTTCATCCCTCGAAAACTACGACAAGAAGGCAAAGACCGCGAGCAAGGCGGACATCTTCACAAAAAACACGGTCTCTCCGCGTAAGACGGTCACCTACGCCGACAATACAGCGGACGCGCTTGCCGTATCCGTCAACGAAACCGGCGGCGTAGACATGAAAAAGATCGCGTCCCTGACCGGCAAACGCGTAGATGATGTATCGCGCGAACTGCTGGAAGCACAGCTCGTATACAAAAACCGCGAAGGCGTGTATGAGACTGCCGAAAAGTATTTGTCCGGAAACGTTAGGGCGAAGCTTAAAGACGCGGAAAGCCTGCTGCCTATGGACAAGGATTATCAGCGGAACATTGATGCCTTGAAGAAAATTATACCGGCAGATGTGCCGTATCAGGATATATTCGTTCAGCCTGGCGTCACATGGATACCGCAGAGCGTGTATTCCGATTTTGTGTCTTATATGCTGGAGACCTACAACGGCGGATACAAACAGCGGTTTGTTATGTCGTATTCCCCGCTCACCGGCGAGTATACCGTTAAGATATTGGATAATTACGTGAAGCGCTCCGTTGCAAACACAAGCACATGGGGCACGCCTGACAGGTCGTTTGCAGAACTGTTCAGCGCACTTCTGAATAATCGCCGCATAGTAGTGTCGCGCAAGGATGCGGAGGGGAAGTATTACGTTGATAAGCCGGCTACGCTTGCTGCGCAGGAGAAGGCAGAGGCGATCAAGTCAGAGTTCCAGAAATGGATCTGGGAGGACGAAGCACGCAGAGACGCGCTTGCGTATCTTTACAACGAAGAGTTTAACAACACGGTTACCCCGACATATAACGGCGAGAACCTTACCGTTGACGGCATGAGCGCACTCAAGCAACTCCGTCCGCACCAGAAGGACGTGGTGCATCGCATTATTGTGTCCGGCGGAAATACACTGATAGCGCATAAGGTAGGTGCGGGCAAAACTGCTGAAATGGCTGCAGCTGCCATGAAGCTCCGGCAGCTCGGCGTTGTTAAAAAGCCGATGTTCGTTGTACCGAAATCTGTTCTTTCACAATGGGGCAATGAGTTTTTGTCGTTCTTTCCCACCGCTAAGATACTGATACCAGGAGACAATGACTTTACAGCGAAGAAACGCCGCGAATTCATGAACAAGATCGCGACGGGCGATTATGACGCGGTGATTGTATCTCAAGAGAATTTCTCATCTATTCCGGTATCGACAGATACCGAGAAGCAATTTATCGAGCAGCAGATCGAAGAGCTGGTGTCTGGAATAGAGATGGCCGTCCGCAATGGGCAAAGGAACGATCCGACCGTCAAGCAGATGGAAAAAATGAAGAAACAGCATGAAGCGAGGCTTGCAAGGCTGAACGATCTGAAGAAAGACGTCGGGAATATATCTTTTGAAGAGCTGGGCGTCGACTCTCTGTTTGTTGACGAAGCGCACTATTACAAAAACCTCTTCTACACGACAAACATGAACAATGTATCCGGCCTCGGCAACAAGGAGGGAGCGAAGCGCTCGTTCGATATGTATATGAAGGTCCGCTATTTACAACGTCTAAACGGCGGCCGAGGCATCGTCTTTGCAACAGCGACGCCTGTCATGAACAGCATGAGTGAAATGTATATCATGCAGAAATACATGCAGGAAGACCTACTGAAGCAGCGCGGGCTCGGTACTTTCGATGCTTGGGCGAACATGTTCGGCGAAGTCGTAACCGTCATGGAGATGGACCCGTCCGGCAGCGGATACCGACAGAAAGAGAGCTTTTCCAGGTTTAAGAACCTTGGCGAATTGCAGCAGATGTTCCGCAGCTTTGCGGATGTGCTTATCGACGTTCCTGGGCTGAAAATACCGAAAATCAAAGGCGGAAAGCGGACTGTTGTGGTTTCTCCGGCGTCCGAATATCAGCTGGAGTATATTAAGGAGCTGTCCGAAAGAGCTGAAAACGTCCGCAAAGGTCGGGTCAACCCCAAAGACGACAATATGTTGAAGATCACTTCGGACGGGCGCAAGCTCTCATACAGCCAGCGCATGATGGACCCTTCTCTGCCCTATGAGGAAGAAGGGAAAATCATGAAGTGCGTCGATAACGTATACGATATCTGGAAACGGACAAAGAAGGACAGAGCAGCACAGCTTGTGTTCTGCGACATCGCCACTCCGAAGGGCGGGCAGCAGGAGCAAACGAACATTGAGAATGCAGCGGAAGATGCCGACAATGTTTCAATCTATGATGATATTAAACGTCTGCTCATACTGCGCGGCATTCCGGCAAACGAGATCGCTTTCATACATGATGCAGACACACAGGAAAAGAAAGACCAGCTGTTTGATGATGTAAACGAAGGTAAAGTGCGCGTTCTGATCGGCAGCACCGGCAAAATGGGTGTTGGCATGAACGCGCAGAAACGTCTGTATGCGCTGCATCATCTTGATGCGCCGTGGAGACCTGGCGATATTGAGCAGCGTGAAGGACGTATCCTGCGTCAGGGGAATATTAACGAGGAAGTCGAGATATTTACGTATGTAACGGAAAAGACCTTCGACGCACGTATGTGGGACAACCTAGAGCGCAAGGCGTCATTCATCAATTCCGTTATGAACGGCGACGTGAATGCCAGAGAGGCAGAGGACGTAGGCGAAATGGTGCTTTCGTTTGCGGAAATCAAGTCTATAGCTTCCGGAAACCCGCTTATTCAGGAACAGTTTGAGGTAAACGCAGAGATTGCAAAGCTAAACGCACTGAAACGGCAATATACCAAATCCATTCAGGAGGCTGCGGCTAGAAAGGCTGCCACTGAAACGTACATTGCAACGGCAAAAGCCGCTTTGCCGCACATAAAAAAGGATATTGCATCCAGGCAGGATGTCAGCGGCGATAATTTCAGAGCAACCATATCCGGCACGACGTTTACTGACAGGAAAAAAGCCGGAGCGGCAATCATTTCCGCAGCAAAGAAGTTTGTAAGCGCAGGCGGATCCGATCAATACAAGACAATCGGCAAGATTGCCGGTTTTGACTTGCTCGTAAGCCGCGATGGCGACGCCGTTATCCGTGGAGAAGAGAACTACCCCGCTAAGATCAATCCCGAAAGCGCCGTTGGAACCATGCAGTCCATAGAAGCGGTTATCAGGAACATGGATGCGCGGTTGAAGGCGTTGGAAGAGAATATATCTTCCTGGCAGGCCGACGTAAAGAAGCTGAATGCGATCATAAATGCGCCTTTTGACCGTCAGGATGAGCTTAACAAGGCTACTGCGAGGAACAACGAAATTACCAATATCCTCAATCCCACGCAAGAAGCGCCGGTTATCGCTGACGAGGATGAAGATGCTGATAACCAATTTATGCGCGATGGATCCGAAGAAGGAAGCAGAAACAGACTTGCAAACGTAACGCCTGCGACAAGGGACGAATCTCTTAGCATGCCTGCTACGGACGACAGGAATGTTGCTCGGTATCAGAATGAGATTACGTCCGCGCTTGATGGAACAATGAAAAGCAATCAGCTCATATTGCTTGGACAACCGTCGCAGCTTCTGCGCAAGTACCTTGGTTCTGATAAACCGTTGTATATGCCTCAAAGAGCAGCAAGGAAAACCGCGTTTTCTGCAAACGAAGAAGGCGGAAAGCATGGTTTGGGGCGCGTGGTGTTGGATGAACTGTTATATCAGTTTGATGATCCAATGGCTATTACTGGGAATACTACAAAGCATGAGGAGCTGGGCGATCATAGTATTGTAGTATGGACTGATTGGAAAACGGAAACCGGATACTCGATTATCGTTCCTATTCGGATTGACGTAAACGGAACAGTAGGCACATACAACAATGTAAATACGGCGTTTGATTTATGGAATCAATCCTATGTTTTAGACCTTCTGCGCAAAGGGAACGTTCTGTACACTAAAAATGGAAAAAGCATCGACGAGCTTCTTACACAGAGGCGACAAGTGCCAAAGTGGAAACCCGATAATGCTTTTTACAAGGATAATATAACAGGCATGGCGGATAATGTCAACCCCCAAAATCAATCCATGTGGAGCACGCAGCGCGCAGGCAGCCGTAATGTAAAGACCTCTCCTATATCCGATATCATCGGCAGGATGCGGCATGACTTCGGCATACCCATAGGCACAGGCCGCATGCCGAGTCGCGGCGTGCGAGGGCTTTACAACCGGCATGCGTACAGCGTAAAGAGCAGGATTGCAAACGATCTGCCTACCGTATCGCACGAATTGGGGCATCACCTGGATAACATGTTCAGTATCACCGATAGCCTGTCCGGCAAGCTGAAAAATGAGCTCGTGGAACAGCTAAGCAGCGAAATGAAAGCGAACAACAAAGAAAGCAAGCACCTTACGGAAGGCTTTGCGGAATTCATGCGCAGGTATTTGCAGAACACGGAAACGGCGAAGATCGATTTTCCGACGTTCTTCCCGTACTTCGAATCGAAGCTGGATGCGAATACCCTTGAGCTGCTGCATTCGTTCGCGGACGAGATCAATGCGTATTACTCGCTGGATACCGACACGGCGCAGTCGACCATCCGCGACATCGGTGGCGGGCAGCGCGATTACAGGACGCTGGCGGAGAAGCTGACCGATACTAAGAACAAAATGTATCAGGATTGGGTAGACTCCTTCCACGGTATAAAGCTCTTTGACCGTGCTGCCGGAACGAATGTGCATATGAGTGCAATCAACAGTGCATATGCGGACGTCATTTCGCATTCCGTGCTTACCGGAAATGAGCTTAGAGACCTGAACGGTCAGGTCCGCGGTATCAGCCTGAGAGACGCGCTGAAAGGTATCAACCTTAAGGATCCGAAGGAGCTGAAGGCGTTCGGCGAATATCTGATCGTGAAGCACGGTCCGGAACGGCTTGCTGAAGGGCTGCGCGTATTTGCTGACGATCGGAAGAATTCCTCTCACTGGATGCAGAACAGACAGGCAGACCTGGAGGAAGAATATCCGAATTTTGCGGATGCGTCTGAAAAACTGTATGAATTCCAGCGAGACGTTCTCATGGCGTTCGGCGTGGAAACCGGTCTTGTCTCCCACGAGTCCTTTGATAAATGGGGCGAGCGGTGGCAATATTACGTCCCGTTCAACCGCGCTATGGACACGGAAGGCGGCGCCGGCGCCGCAAAACGCGGCTTTGCGAACCAGAGCAGCACAATCAAAAAAGCGCGCGGCAGCGGCAGGGACTTCCTGAACCCGATTGAAAACATCATTAACAACACCGTGAAGCTGGTAACCGCCGGCATCCGGAACAAGGTCATGCAGGATATTACCAAGGCTGCAAGCGAGAACGAAGGGCTTGCTAACTTTATAGAGCGTGTTTTGACGCCGATGAAGGTAAACAAGTTCGGCACACACGAGCTTAAAGAGCAGCTCGTTGAGGATGCGGTCTTTGCGGATCTGACAGAGGACGATTTCCAGAAGGTCCTTGATGTCATTGAAGGCATAGACGATTTCCTCCTGCAGTTCAAAATGGGGAAAGCGTACGGCAACACACTCACTGTGCTTAGGAATGGAAAACCGGAATTCTGGCAGGTCAACGATCCGCTGCTTCTCCAGAGCCTTACGAACATGTCACAGAAAGACGTAAACGCTGTCATGCGTGCGTATGGGACTATATCCAGGCTTATGACATCCAGCATTACCGGCCTGAACCTGATCTGGTCTATCGGCTCCAATACCGTTCGAGACCTCGGAACGCTGATCACGTACTCGAAGGATAAGAACCCAGCACACATCTTTGCCGGACTTGTTGAGGCGTATGTCAATTCTGTGCGGAAGCCGGATAAGCAGGACTGGATGTACAAGGAATTCCTTGCTATGGGCGGCGGCAGCGAGAGCGCATATACAGCCGACAAGAACATGACGCGGGATATTATGAAGCAGCTGACCGGCGACAAATCTCGCTGGCTGAATCCGCTGGAGTGGATCGAGTATGTGTCGAACATTATTGAACGCGGACCCAGATATGCAACGTATAAGATGATGCGCGAAAAAGGCATGTCTCCGCAGGAAGCGATCTACGCGAGTCATGACATTACCGTCAACTTCCGGCGCGGCGGGAACATCAGCAGGCAGATGAATATGATAGTCCCGTTCTTCAATGCGAGCGTGCAAGGCGCTGACAAGCTGGTCCGTTGGCTGCGAGCAGACGATATCAAGGGCGAAGGACGCGAAAAGGCAAGGCTCGCACGTGCGATCATGTATATCTTGTTCAGCGTGGTTGCCGGCGCAGCACAGTGGCTGATCAACAGCATGGATGACGATGCAAAGAAGTATTACGGGCAGCTATCGAATTATACGAAGAATAATTTCTGGGCATTCCCCGTATACGCTGACGGGAAACACACCGGAGAATACCTGACGATACCGAAGCCCAGAGAAATAGCATTGCCCGCAAGCCTCATGTCTGCGGCTATGGAATACTTTGCCAATGGCAACAGGGACGCATTCCGCGAATTCGACGATTACGTCGCAGAAGCATTCCTGCCGAACCTTGCGGATGATGCCGCAAAGCTGATACTAGATCTCATTAAAGGGAAGGTCGATAACAGCAATCTATCTGACATTCTCGGAAACCTCGGCATTGCCGGTGTTTTCGCTTATGCTGCTGCGAACCGTGATTTCCTCGGCAAGCCTATCGAAAGCGCATATTATCAGGAGCTTGAGAGCAGCGCGCGATACAATGACCGGACGTCTAAGCTGGCGTATGCGCTCGGGCAGGGACTTAACGTCAGCCCGATGATGATTGACTATATCGGTCAGAACGTTTTCGGCGGCTTCTGGAAAGCACAGAAGGCGGTCCTGCCGGTCAATCAGGCAGAAGCGGATTATTCCCTCGGACTTGGGAACACCTATGTAAGAGACAGCCGGTATTCTACGGATATTATCAATACCATGTACGATATCCGCGACGCGGCGAGTCAGGCGCACAAGACGCATCCGGACGACATGGACAAGGCGATTGCCTATAAGGAGAGCGAAACAATTTCTTCGTTCTATTCCAGGTATAACCGCTTGGAAGGCAGCAATGATCCGAACACACGTCAGATCGTGCTGGACATGATACAGGAATTCAACAAGTCGGCTGCGTCCGGCGAACGGACGAACGCGCAGCAGGCCATTGATGCGCTGTGTAGGTCCATGAACAGTACGGAGCTTATGTGCGCAGTCATGCAGCCGTACATCAAGGATGCCGACGGAGTCCGCCATGATCTGACCGCGGCTGAATACGTTGAATTCCAAGGGCTGTACAACAGTGCATACTGGGAATATGCGGAAAGAGCCCTGAACGGTACGCATCAATACGGTTCTGATGAGATCGCCATCAAGCAGGCCCGTGCGCAGGCGTATAAAGAAGCGACGGATATCATGCTTTCCCGAATTGGCGTCTCTTCCGGCACGCCCGTCACGCAGGACACGCCTATATCGTTCGAGGATAACTTATTGTTCCAGACTGCTCTGGATGCTGCCGATGCGCAGCGAGACGGAATACAGAAGTCGGAATACATTGACGCTCTCAATCAAATGCCGTTTACCGACGAACAGAAAGCGTATCTGTACAGCCAGAAGAATTATTCGCCGGCAGGTAATATATGGCTTACCGCGAACGAGCTGAACAGCTGGATTGCTGATGAGCGTGCCGCCGGAAAATCGGACAGCAGCATTGCAAGGTCTATAACCAGCGTGTACAAGGACCTGTATATCGAAAGCGTCCGGAGCGGCGACAAGGCAAGAACCAGAGAGATATCCAGGAAGCTATCTCAGCTTAACCTGCGCGACAAGGACGGGAATTTGTATTATAACGCCGATACGTTCTATAACTGGATTAAAGCAGACTAAAAGCAATGGCAAAAGACAGGGAAAAGGCTCCTTTCTTCAGGAGCCTTTTCGTTGTGTATTTTTTGTGTAAAATCAGTAATCCAG